CTCACCAGTAACAAGGTGACCCGATAAGTAGTTGAAAGTTCAACCAGTTATCCTTTACATTCACAGGAAACTCACGGCTAAACGTTATCAAACCGTTATGAAACATTTAGGCTCAAATGGTTATGGGGTAGTCTCACTTATGATTAAGATACGCATATCAAACTAAACGGTTTGAATTAGCCCTAAGAGGAAAGAGCAAAAAGTGAAGAAATTAAGCGTAAAGTTTCAAGTTTTAGTAAGTGAAGAAGAAGTAACTAACTTTGAATACTTCTTACAGGATCTACTAAAGACTTCTGTTCTTCCCGCACTATCTGCCGATCTTATCCCATTGACTCTAGAAGTTAAGAAAGCGCGAGGTTAATCTAATGACACGCAAAGACTACGTACTAATAGCAGAAACAATTAAAAACCAATTCTCTTACTACGATGAATCAACACCAGAAGTTAAGGCACTTAAAGAGTTATCGCTTAGAATGGCTTATGACTTAGGAATGGATAACCCCCGATTTGATCGCGCCCGATTCTTAGACGCTTGCGGGGTGAACTAATGAAACTCATCAAGGACACCGCAAGCGTATGGGAAACTCATCTAGTGGAGGGATACCCTTTTGGCATTGAGAAGATAGACCGCGGGGCGTGGTATCCCTTCCAATTATGGGGCACACGCCGAATCTATTTAGAGACGAGAGGAATAGGGAAGGAGAAGGCGGTGGCTATTATTAAAGTACGCCTTGAGGATTACAAGAAAAGAATAGTTACGGCTTAGCAAGATCGCCCCCGCGCTACGGGCTACGGATTCATAATCCGACGGGGGCACAAGGTAAGGGGCAACAACGCCCCACCTTACGCCTAGGAAGGGCAGAAGATGACAACAGCACAAGATAGTTACGGCTTAGTAGTAGGAGGATATCGCGTGAAGTTTACGAATTATAGCCACGAATCCTTCTTTGCTAATAAAGAAGACGCGCAAGAGTACCTAATCAGATTCCTAGCCTACGGCTACAAGGGAATAGTAGAAACGATTCACCTACACGTTAAGGAAGGCAACTAATGCAAACTACAACAGAAAAAACCCTCCCCGATTTGGTGAGTGAGTTAGGTATAACCCTTACAGCACAGCGCATAGATACCCCCGCGAATGCGGGAGAGTGGCAACAAAAGGCGAATGCTTACGGCGTGACCCTGCGCTATGAGGGGCGGAAGATGTCCTTTGTTTACTACCAAGGCACAGGGATTAAGAAAGACCCTATCTGTGCCGATGTTGTTCATTGTTTAAGTAGTGACCTAAACATCTTAAATAGTTGCGAAACTTATGAGTGTTTTGTGGATTGTTTTGGATTGGATATTCATAGCCACAAGACATACGCACACCTTAAAAAGCAAGGTGCCCGCTATGAAAAACTAATCGGTAACAGCGACGTACTCTCTCAATTATTAGAAATGGAATACTAGAAATGAACTTAGGGGAGATAGACACCATTCAAGAACTAAAGGAATGGGTGTCGGAGAATATGCCAGGGGCAAGGCTAACGGAGGATAGCGCGGGCAATATCGTAATCCACACCAACCTAACCTCCTCAATGGGTGGTTACCTACACGAAGTAGAAGGAGGAGATGAGTAATGAGCGAGTATGAGTACGAAGTAAAGTTCTATGGCAGTCAATGGGTAATAAATATCCTGTGCTATCACGAAAACGATAGCGAAATGGGAGACACAGAAATAATTAACTGGGCTGTTGGAGTAGCAGACCAAAATGGTTTGACGATTCCAGAGTATGACTCAGTTTCAGTAGTTAAGACAGGAGAATTAAACTAATGCCTGACCTGTATTCGTGTGAACTGTGCGATGTCTGGGTAACACCTGAGTATTGCGCGACGTGTGAGAAGTCTAAGTGTCCATACTGTGGGGATTGTGAAGAAGCAAGTCTATGCGAGGAGGAAAACAAATGAGTAAATGGACGGTATGGGTAGGCGGTAACGAAGTTAATCTATGCTACCTATCTCAGCAACAAGCGGAAAATATGGCACAAGCGTGGAAAGCCAAAGGCTATGACGATGTAGTAATTGAGGAGATCAAATGATTGAAGAAGCGATAGTCCTAGCAGGTTGGCTGCTAGTATATGCGATTCCAGTAGGTATCCTTGCCTATTGGATAGAGAAGAAGTTACAAGACACAGGAGGAAAAGATGAGGCATAAGCACGCTTGGAGATACACGGATAAATGCTGTGCTTTCTGCGCTAACTGTGGCGCGGAAAGTTATCAAGGAGAAGTCATAGGAGGAGGAAGTAATGAGTAAGGAACACCACTTTGTAGTTAGTTACAACGAAGAGACGAAGGTATGGAAGTGGGATTCCTCAGTAGAGGAAGCACGCTTTGAAGAAGGAACTATCTACGACAGCGAGACGCACGAATGGTCTAGTGGTTACTTAGGAGATGGTGAGTACGAACCAGCAGAAGAAGGTTTAATCGAGCAGTTGAAGCACGCAATAAGCGTGATGAATGTAGTCAATGGAGCATACCCACAAGGAGAAGATGATGTCTGAGCAGGATAAGATGGCGCAGTTTGTATTTACCGTGGTGATAGCACCAGCGAACAAGCAGTACGACGTAGAACTGTGGGACTTTGCAGGTACAGAACCTAAGCAACTTGCCACAGGTGGAGGCAGCAACTGGCGCACAGCGTTAGGACAGGCACTATCTAAGATCGAACTACCAACAGATAAGGAAGGCAAAGAGAATGAAGAAGTATGAAATAAGAATTGCGAAGGTGGTGTATCGCACAACTGATGAGTTCAAGAGCGAGTTAGAGGCTCGTATCTGGGCTGCTAGTCAGCGTGATAAGTACAGCGAACTACTAAACGATAACGCGGTGGAGTATTACTTCGAGGTGGAGGAGATTACTAATGTCTGAGCCTACGGTAGAATACTGGCTTGCTAAGGCAGAGTTATGTCGTGACCTAGCAGTCAAGCAGATCATAGAAGGAGATGAAAAGATAGGTAAGGAAGCAGGTGCAAACCTAATGCGTATGGTCTATGCCCTATCTATGGTAGATACATTCAAACAAGGAGGAAGAGATGAGTAGAGAGTTAGAAGTATTGCGTGAAGAGTATAAGAGGGCTACTGAAAGCCCTATCTTTGATGACCCAAAGGACTACTGTATTTTATTAGACTTAATTCAGGACAAAATTGATGAGATAGAAGGAGGAAGAGATGACAAGTGAGGACAACGTGGTGGCATTTCACCCAAAGAATAAACTGGTTAACTTCTACGAGATAGCAACAGCAGAAGGCAGTGCAGTATGGGGCGGGGAAGATCCGCATAGCGCAGTCGAGTGGCTTAAGCAATCACCATTGAACTCACGTCTATTAGTATCTTGCTGGGAAGCAGGGGAAGAGGATGCTCGGTTGATGATTGAACCCATTGACATTACCAAAGTTGTCTTTGCAGTAATGGCAGGTATGCGATGAGCCTAGTAATCGGAATAGTTGTAGTGATGTTGGTAGCCTATGTTCTAATCGTATGGGAGGACAAGACAAATGACGGAGGCAAGCAATAAGAGATTGATTGGTGCTGCTAATCAAGCAGTACGCCAACGCAATTACAGAAGGGCAAGAGATCGTGCGCTAGTACGTCTTGCTCATCTATACCCTGACACCTATAAGCAGTTGCTCGAAATGGAGAAGAAGACAGATGAACAAGAAGGTAAGACTTGGCTTGACCTTGACGGTAATACTGTCCCTGTGGTTGGTGTTCGTATCCAAACAGCAGAAGGAAGAGGTGCCCCTGCCACCAAAGGAAGTAGTGATAGAAGCACGGACGAAGGCAACGATGGAGGAGAAGCGTGAGAACAAGACACTTATCACTAGTTACGCAAAAGCACTCGGATATCCCAAGCAAGAAGTCAAATGTCTGGTCACCTTATGGACCCGTGAGAGCAGGCTTGACCACCTCGCAGATAACCCCCGAAGTACGGCTTACGGAATTGCTCAACTCCTTGGAGAGCGCAGTCGAGAGCCTGAATTACAAATCCTTCGTGGCTTACGATACCTTGAACACCGCTATGGAAAATCTGCGTGTCGCGCTCTCAAACATAGTGACAGAAGAGGATGGTACTGATACACTTTAACACGCATCCTCCTTTCGGGCGACAAAGAGCCTCACCGCTACCCTTCCTGCGGTGGGGTTCTTTGCTATCCACCTGTGGAATAGAAGCCTTTGCCCTTAAAGGTAATAGAAGGAGAAGACCACACGCGACTCATAGTCTGGTGGCAATTAAAACACATAGGCTCACTAACTTCAGCGTGAATAGAACGCTCAACTGTTAGTTCACTGTTGCACTTGTCGCACTTGTAATCGTAGTTCATTGGTAAGGTGACTCTCCCCCCATAAAGTTAAGTATTTTACGTAGCGCATTAGAACATCTACGATCAGCAGTAGAGATAGCACACTCAGTTGCTTCACTCAACTGTTGTAGTGTGTAGTTCTCGTGGTATCTGAGGCGCAAGATGTTCTGCTCATCTTCTTCCAGTAACTCATAAGACTTCTTGATGTCAATGAGTGTGGCTAACAGGTTGCCACCTTCAGCGGGGGCAGCAGGCTTACGTGGTGTGCCATCATTGACTAGGTTCTGTGCTTGTTCAATGGCAGTATCATTGACCACACTTGCGATAACGTATGGTAACAACTGAGCAATAGTAATAACATCATAGAAGGACTCATCATTGGTCTGATATCCAGATCTACTAGCCTTCTCTTTGCGTGCATAGCGTTCAACGCCACGCCTCATCTGGTATGCAATACGCTTCTGATTGATAAGACGTTTGGTGTCATCCTCTTCATTAAGTAACTCATTGAAGTAGGACACACGTGTCATCAACCAAGCGTATGCTTCTTGCGTTAGATCACTACGGTCTACATACTTACGATAGCGACGGTGAACAATGGTCACCACGCTAGGTACAAGGTCATTGAGTATTGGGTGTGGTTCAGTCACGAGGCCAGTTACCATCTATTACCATCAGTGCAATGGCGCTGTAGTTAAGTAGATCAATAAAGGAATCACGCAAAGATTCATTCTCTGGTGTTGCGCCAGTGTCAATCAAGTGGTTGATGCGTGCTGTCTTGTCGTGCATACGCACACGCAAACCATTCAGTGGTCCACCAGGGGACAGACTAATGTTAGTTGGACCATAGTCCTTATGCTTCTTGATGAGCAAGTTGCCTGCTGTATCTAATACTTCCCACATATCAGCAACAAACTTCACGTGCTTGAGGTCTACGTCGTCGTTCATCACACGCCTCCAAATAATTTCAACGCCTCATCCTTACCGTGTGTAAGGTAGAAGTCATTGATGTCCATTGATGCAGGCAACGATACTATACGTGAGTTCATTACCTCTTGTGACACACGACGGGAGAACTCTGCTCCAGGGTTAGTGCCATCATCCTTGATGTCGTTATCACCTACGATATAAACTGTATCGTAACCAGTAAATAACTTAACGAAGTGTGGCTTCCAAGCCTGCACTCCTGGTACCCCAACAGCAGGTATCCCAATCAAACCTGATACAACTACCGCATCTAACTCACCTTCACATATAACAATCCTATGTGAATCAATAGTTACATCAGCAACATTAAACAGGTGGCCCTTCTGTCCTGTGGGTGCACCATACTTAGGCTTGCCATCATCTAGCCTACGAAACTTAACACCAACACACATACCAAGTGCAGTCAGGTATGGGATAGATAGCCAGCCAGTGTGATTCTCGTGCCCATTAATAGGGTCAGTGACTAGACCTAATGAATACTGTAATGCGATCTCCTCAGATATCCCACGTCCTTCGAGATATGCCAGAGCCTTTTCGTCCAGGCTTTTGCTGTAATGTGTGACCGCTTCCAGCAACGATTTCGATTGCTCGTTTGAGTGCATCCTTAAACTCCAAGTTCTCTATGATACTGACAACATTTACTGCGTTGCCACCCTTTCCACAGGTGTGACAAAAGAATAGGTTGTCGTAAGTATTGATGACAGCGCTACGCCTTTTGTCTGGGTGGATGCAGCACCTAACAGATGCGCTCTTACCCTCTCTTACTTCTCCTCCATAATGGAGAACGATTGCCCCTATGGGGATTGTGTTTGCATCAACGGGACCTTTGAACCCGCCCGCTTTACGTACCCTGGACCAGTCTTGTGCTGACATACACACCCCTTGTCGTTGCAGTTGTCGTGATACTTAGCCGCACGTTTGTAATGACCCGCTGCGTTTTCTACACCTGCGTTCATACATTTACCACAAATCATTTGAACTCCTTCAGTTCATTAACTGGTACACGCCATCCACCGATGGTCTCATCTCTGTACTGCGCTGTTGCATACTCTTCAGGGTTAGACCAACCATACACTTCAACCTGCGAATAGTAATCCTCATCAATAATCTTTGTGCCTACTAGTATCTTGCCGTTATCCTTACTCCAGAATGGAATCGAATCACGTGTGCGTACTGTGCGTACCTCAAAGTTCACACCCACATCAGGCAACTTAGCCCGACGAGGATGTAAGTCATTGGGATACCAAGGTACATTCCAAGATGAGTCAGTAAGAGATGCAACTGCCCACTCAGAAACGTTGGCTCGGACATTGGCAAGAAGTTCGTGCTCTAGGTAGCCGTTCTTCTTACCATCTGCATAGTTTGGTCTGTCTACTGAACCATACTTAGCAAGCCAACGCTCTGTAGCGAGCATCGTACAAACTCTTACTTCATCCCTGCTCAGGCGTACTATCACTTGCCTCTTCT